CGCTTTTTCAAATAGATTATCTTCGTAAGCCATCTTGAAGAATGGGCCTCCCATAAATCCGTCGTCTTTGGCTCGATTACTTTTATATTCAGGAAAGAGTGCCATACGCCAGATCTTTTGTCTGGGACAATCTTTCCCCACCATAATAATAGGATTTTCAATTTTGAGTTTTTTAATTGTCTCACCGATTTTATCTACAAACGTTTTGCGAAATTTCTCGACAAATAATGCATTTTGGAAAGGGTCGTCCATTTTCTCATCTTTTTTTGCTAGGCGAAACCATTGTTCAATGGCAAAGTATCTGTAAAAGCAAAAGTAACTACCATCAAATAAGATAACGTTGGGCATATAGTTGATTATATTGTCAATTACTTACTATATAATCAAATCAATTTATAAAAAATAATTATATAAAAATTATATGTTTAAATAGTGAATATGGATAATATAATTTGGATAATAATTCTAGGTATTATTTTATGTATAATAGGGTGGGGTTCACTAATGGTATCGTGTCATAGAGAAAATAAGAAGAACAATGAACCTCTTTTACTTGGCGTGTAATACTTCGGATACTAACTTAAATCGATTTTTATCTTCTAGTTCTGTGTCTTTTTCTTTTGCCTCCTGATTTTTCTTCTTCAGGATATGATTCAAACCATTCAGCAGGCAATCGTCTTTGTAATCCCAATGTCATGTCCCATCCAGCAGGTTCAACGAATTGAACTACATACCAAATTTCAGGTGGTTCATCGGGATTAGCATCAGATTCTTCTTCTTCGACGTGTTCAATATGCGCAACCATACCTTTTTTAAATGAACGAAAAGTCCTTTTTAGTTTTACTCTGTCTCCAGGACCTAAATTACCACCTCGTTTTTTACGCGTTTTTTTTTACGACCACCTCCTTTTCCAGAGGGAAATCCCATTAATATAGATGGGTTATCAGTTTTGAATTGACCCAAGCTTGTATCTTGGGCATCAACTACACTCTTGTTAAATGTGATAGTTTTATTAGCCGCTGTCATGCATTGGCCAACGCATTTTTGATACCAGCACATTTAGTTTCTTTTTTTTTTCTTTGTTTTATTATCTTTGCCGTTGCCACCTTTTTTTCTATGAGTCTTTTTCTTGCGTTTGCCACCGGCGGCGGCAGCAGCGATATTATGATGAGGAGGGGGTGGCTCGTCATCGGAATCATTGTCGCTCTCTTCATCTGAGTCTGACCACACATCAACATCATCTGGTGCTAGCTCTATATCATTATTATTCAAGCTAAGTATACGATAATGTCGTCCTAGTTTTCGGTCCCAATCCCTCGGTTCATCAAATTCTACTAGATAAGTATTATCCTCAGCGTTAACTTCTATTATAGTACCAACCATATTTACCCTAAAGAGATAACCACGATGCATCACATCACGTGTTAATTTTACCCTATTATTAACTGTAAATGCACCTCCCCTCTTTTTACGCGTTTTTGCACGGCGTTTTCCACCTCCGTTTTGTTCATCATTTATAAATCGTATAGCATTTTCTAAATCAGGATTGTCATTTATATCGGGAATATTATTTTCCCATGCCAAATGATAATGATGATAATTATCATCTAAGTCTCTTGTTAAACTATATTCTACAATCCAAAAACCCCCTGCATCTTCTGCGTTTTCCATCATGAGTATCAGATTATTAAAACCCTCCGCATCTTCTGCGTTGGCATCGGGAGAGAAGACTTGTTCTTGAAAACGCCTTATATTTTCCGCATTATTTTGTATTATATAATATATGTTTTGATTCGTTTCATTTCTTCCACCTCTTTTCTTACGCGTTTTTCGTTTACTACCTCTTGCTATCGCGTGAACTGGTCCTGGTGCTTCTAAAGCAGGTGGAACACATTTCCAAAATGTTTTACATTTTGCACTATTCTTTATTTTGGTCTTTAACTTTTTACGGAATTTATTATATCTTTCTCTCCAAAGTTGTCCGGCATCTTTGTTTTTTTTCTTCCCAGTTAAAGAAAATATCATTTCATTATCTTCTCCATACTGCGCTCTATCTCCTTTTGATTTAATAAACCCAACTTGTTTATAGATATGTTCTCCTCGCGGACCAGCTGCATTATCTAGTAATACTGACTCATTCCCAGCTTTAATGGCAAATAATGTGAACATATGCACTAAAAATTCACCAATAGAACAACCATTCAAATCTATTGCTTTACTTCCTTCATCCCAATCTCCCACTGTTACACCATCCAAATAAGCTTCGTCTTCTTTTTTACCGGGTTTTCCTGTCTTCTCCAACCCAACGGTGCCGTGAATTTCTATAATATTATAGTCTCCCCATCCACCGGGTTTCTCAATTTCTATTTCTATAGAAATCGCACCACTCGTTTTTTGAGCGGAATCCCTAGCATCTTCAATAAGAACTTTAACAGTTAATGGTTTTGCAATACAATCTTGGATATATTTTTTAATTTTTCCCCCATATCTTTTTAAAGCAGCTGCTAAAACGGTATTTCCTTTTCTCGTCATTAATATATATTTAGATTTAAATATAGAATCTAAATATAAGGTAATGGACCAAGAGAGGAATAATTTATTACACGCATTAGAAAATGAGACGAACTCATCTATAATGAATTTGACTACCGCTAAAATAAAAGAACACAAAAATACTATACTTCAACAACTACAATTGGAGAGAAGCGATCTTAAAATAATGCACAATAAGTTGGGTGAGTATCGATATTGTACGGATATGTCTGACCTTCAATATGGATATTATATTCGATGGATTCCATTAAAAGATCCTGAGAATCTATATTTAACAAATGGGGGAATGATGTGTGATATGAAGATAGTAAATAATCAAATACAAGTTATTTGCAAGAATTATAGGAATCGTTTTTTTCAGTTTAAATTTGATGAAGCTGTTATATTTCAAAAGATATCTCCACAAGAGAAGGTGATATTAAGCGTATTGGATTATCTGAACACTTAAACAAAATGATTTAAGAAATTCACAAAAATAGTATATAAAATATGCTTAATATGAATGAACCATTAGTTGGATCTCGTGAAAATAATTATCGTTTTTTTTATGGTGCTTCTGCCGCTGCATTAGTTAGTCTGATTGTTTTATTTGTTATTACAGGATATACAGCATATACAGCCTCAGAAATAAATGAAGTTATATCAGATATGAATAAGCTTCTTCCTGATGCCAGGAACTCTTTGCGAATCGTAAAAGAGATGTGTATGCACGAAAACTTCACCAAATCTTGGGGCAAAATTTGTTAGATAAATTTAATATAAAATTATTATTAAATTTATTTCTTACTAAGTCGTAATTTCCCTAATTTTTTAACTCCAGATTTTTTCTTTATTTTTAAACCCTTAAGTTTAATTTGTTGAACTTTTGACATATAAATATTATATTGATCAAAGGTCGTGATAGGATTTTGGATTAATCGCTCTGCAAAACTGCCAAAATATACAATAGGTAATCGAATGGAGCCGTTTCTCTGTAATATACCGTATATAGGTAGTTTAGTGTTATCTGCTCTTTTTGTATTCCAGGCTCCGCCAAATATCACATAAACATTTTGTATATTGGATTCTTTATAAAATGCGATATTTAAGTGCGCATACAAACATATTTTAGTTCTTGATGTAATGATACACGGACATTCATAATTGTTAAAAATAAAAAAGTAATCTAAGGGTGTTAAATAGTAATCATCGGGATTGATGGATCCGGTTAAGTCGTTGATTAATGCACCAATAAGGGGTTGTTTACCTTCTTTTTGCCATAGTTTTACAATAGTTTGCATTTTTTCTGTACGATTATAACTAGAATAGGTTTGTTGTAGCAATTCTTGCAAGTCTTTAATAGTGATTTTAATACCATAATCATTAAGAATAAATATTGCTAATTCCCAGGTACACATAAAATTATGTTTAAATTCTAATAATGTGAAATCAGGACTTAATTTCCTTGCTCTTAGGTATGCCTCTAATTTCAGTTTTTCATCACTTTTTTTCGTGATCAGACATTCATTGATAGATTTTGTATTCAACATGGTATCCAATATAAAAGAATCTTTATAAGGAATGCTAACAGAAGGTTCTACAATATCAAAAATATTTTTCGAAGCGATGAAAGGATTAATGTATTGAGGTATTATATCTTCAAAATAATCTCCATAGAGAATATCTTCCAGTAATATAATTTCATCTTCTTTCAAATTATAAGGCATTTGTTGAAAACTTAAAAATTGACGTGGATTTAAAATAAATATTCTGATCCTGGAATATCTAATAAGTTCATCCGCTAATCGGCCAAAATAAATTTCCTCGTTATTAGATGTTTCGCTAATTAAATTTTTGCGCGGAATTTGTAATTTACATTTACCGTTTTCTTTTACAAACAAACAGGTAGGAGCATCAGAACACTTTCCTTCATCTAAATTTATGCATTTTAAGATAGATTTAACTGCTAGTTTGGAGGAAATTTTATAATCAGTAAATGCTACATAATCATCCATAATAGAATGCAACAATTCAATAATGTTTCTTAATTTGGTATAATATGATGTTGTAATATTATTTAAAATCTCAATTAGATGATTTTTGATGTCATTTTTATTTTCTATTTGATTAATTATTATACGTAGTATATTTCTAAAAGAATTATACAATTGGCTTTCTAATTTAATATTGTTGACCGAACGTATTCTTTCTTCGTCAACTGTATTATTATTTAAAGCTGGTTGAGTAAGATAATTTTCAACACCATTATTATTTTCAATAACTATTAATCCATTTTCATCTCTACCGGTGTCATCAATATGAGATTTGTCATGAGGTTCTGGTATTACGGGTATGAATTGATTTGTTTCTGTAATAATACCTACAATGATATTATTATTTACAATTTTAAGAATTGGTTTACAATAAATATTACATTTGCTTTTAACGCACATATTTTGTAAATTTTGTAATGTGGCTGCAAATGAATTCAATATATCTGGGTCATCTGCTAGTATAAATGGGATATTTGAGTGTAACTCAGATGGACGGCAAGGAACCATGAATCCTTTGTTTTGACCCTTTTTAATTATTATACCAATAACTTTCGTATTTAAATTAAGAATTTGTGCTTCAACTTTATAATTTGTTATTTTTTTACATTTTTGTATAGCTTGTAACAGTTGAACAAGTGAAATATTTTCTTTAAATTTATAATTTGTATTGCTTGGCAAAGGTCTGCAATTCTCAAGAAGCTTTGTTCGAATATATTTTATCATTGTGGCCAATTGTGGAGCTTGGGCTTCAATCCGTGATAAAAACAATAATTTATTAATTTTATAGGTATTTCCCTCGTCAACACGAGTATATTTGTATATAGGTTCATAGTATCCATCGCGAGTATATAATATAAGTATTTCACGATCACTGTCAAAATATCCTGTTCCGTAAAAATTAGTCGGACAGATTACTTCTATTTTATTCGTAATGTCATCATCTGGACTTTTTAAAATAAGTAAATTTAAGCCCTTAGAAAATATACCTCCTAGTTCATTATTTTTTCCTGTGCGTGGAATAGAAATAATATCCCATATATATTCATAATTTATTTCAACTTTATCATCTGATAAATATGCTTTGAAATTATTCAAGGCAGCAATAATTTTTAAAAGATAATCAGGATTTGTTTTAGATAGTTCTATATATAGAAGGTCACCTTCATATATTTCGACATCAGGATCTCTAAACGATATATCGCTATCTTTATAAAATAAATCTACTAAGGTACCGTTTTGAAAGGTAACAAAATTATCAAGACACAGATGTTGAAGAATAATGTCTTTTATCCACTGAATACTTTCTTCTGTGGTATGTTGCAAATTAATTGTTCTATTTCTTTCTTTACTAGATAATAATGAATAACCATATACATCAGCGATACATGATAAAAACGACTGTGTTTTACTTCTTTCCATACCTTTTCTAAGAAACACGGGTTTATTTACTTTTAATCGTAAACTGGAATCTCCTTTTGGAGGTCTTTGATTATATTGGAAAAATTTTTGCACGGCTTCAGGCAAATATCCCAATTGCCCAGTTTTTAAGGGAAATACCTCCCATGCAGGCGATTCTTCCATTTTCAATGTTATATTGTCACTAGTTTGTCGCGTGATATTGCTAGGTTTTTTAATAGTTTCATTACAGTCCTTAATTGTTGCAATTCTACTTCCAGCTGGAAGTTCTCGCAATTGAGGATGACCTGCTGGATCAATGGAAGATAAATCAATATTACCGTCTTTGTTTCGTTTGAATTTTGGTCCTGCACCTTCTTTGCTTTCCCCAATAGGTTTATACATATAATCTGTATTGTTTGTTCCATCATATAATTGTCTGGGAACTGTGTTTTTATTTACGATTTCTCCTTTTTTATTTTTAAAATAAAGTTTTTTATCTTTCTCTTCAACTGTCCAACCTTCATCAATAGCTTTTTGCGACAGACCTCTCGGACGACCAAAACAACATGGAATACATAAATTATCAGGATGTTTTGTTTTTTCTTGAAATCCTGGGTACATAGGTTTGTACACTAGAATATTATTAGTATCGTCCATTTGATACCGCTCTCTATGAAATCGTTGATCTGTAAACTCATAAATACGACCACCTGGTGGTATTTTTTTAGCTTTGCGTGGAATAAGCGCATTCCAACCACCACACTTTCCTTCATTAATTTCTTTTAATGTAATACTTCTCTGTTTCCCATTTTCATCATTTAAACACCAAAAGCGAGGACATATATAATGGAATTTGTCCTTCCCTGTTCCGTATGTAATGGATTCATCATATGAATTAATACCAAATGACGCATCTTTCTTATCTATATACTCTTTTTCTTTAGTCGTCAATACTATTGGCTGTTTATCATATTGCGATGGACATGCTGTAGAATACCTGCCTTTTCCTTGTTTTATAAATAATTTCGGATCTCTCCACATTAATCCTCTTTTCATGGTATTATTTTGCATAAATATACTTTTTGTCCCTTTCAAAGGTAACCCAGTTAAATCAATTTCTGCCTCGCTAATTTCACTACCAGACTGCGGTGACGAATCTGCTGATTTCTGAGATGCTTTTGTATCATATGTAGTATGTTGTTCTTGTATGGGACTGGGTGTTCTATCAGGTGTTTTGCTTCTATCGATGCCTGGAATTTCATCTCCGAAAGAGATTTCATCTCCGAAAGAGATTTCATCTCCGAAAGAGATTTCATCTCCGAAAGAGATTTCTTCGTTCATTTGTAAAGCATCATTATCTTCATTATCTTCATTATCTTCATCATCTTCATCATCGTCAGTATCTCCTAATAAATCATCTAAAAAATCATCAACATCATCTTCGAATGTAATTTTTGCTGGTTTAGATTGATCTATTTCTGAAGGACGATTTAAAAAATCTTTATCATCATTTGCTTCAACGTCTTCTTCGATGTCTTTCATTTTTATTGCTTTACCGCCACATAACGACTTCAGAGCCTTAATGGACAGCCCTATACTTTTTTTGTTTACGAATAACCGCAATATTGAATCTATATATATATGAATGTATTTGAGATAATGAATATTATTTATGGTGTTTATAGTCACAGTAACTATATTATTTGTAGCATCTCTAGTAATAATAACAGGAAAACCTACATTTGTAATGATTGTTCGTTCTCTTTTATTGTCAAATAGATCGGCGCGTTGTTGAACTTCTGATGCCCAACCAGCTATTTTCAATTCTGCATCTTCTTTTGACAATTTAAAATTAGTTTGCAACTGTTCGGTAATATTCATCCAAGTAATATTTTGCTTTCGTAATTCAGTAATAAACGCGTCTTCTGCGCTCATTTGATTATAAGCAGAAACTCTTTTATATCTCATGGATATGACTTCTGATGTTTTCTTCAATGAACCTTTCTCTATGGCAAATATAGTTGAAAGACAAGAGATATATTTATTTAAGTCAATCTTACTGGGAACTTGTAATTTTGATACCCAAGTAATATTTTGTATTTCTACATTTTTATCAACAATGGTAGTTAATGGTATATAGGTATATCCACTTTGTTCCAAATAAGTTTTAATTTTATCAAGAATAGGTTCTTTTACGGCGTGTTGAATAATTTCTTCTATTTGTTGAAGAGATAAAGGTTTTATCGAATTCTGTAAACTTGGTAAATCAATGTATACTGTACCAGTATCGGAAATAGAACAAGTAATATCATACCTAATTTCTGAAAAAGTAACATTGATTAAAAATGAAACTCTTTTTGGGTGTGCAAGTATTTTACTTAATTTAATGATAAGTGTTTTTTTGTTATTATTATATGTATAAAGAAATGGGATTTTTTTACCATTGGTCGCAATATTATTAGCAGTGAACAACCTGTATATATTTTCTTTCTTACTACCAGGATTATATTTGATCAAGGGGATATCTCGCGTAGAATGAATGAGTTTAAATAAAATCTCGAGAGGAAATTTAATCTCATATACAGGATGAACAATGATTGAAATAGCAGTAATACCAGGGGTATCATAAAGATAATCTAATGGATGTGTCAAGTTCCCGTGTTTATAAATATCATAAAATAGATCAACTTGTTCATTATATTTCACAAATTCTTTATCTAAAAGTTTATATTCGGTATCCATTAATAATCGTTTTTTGTCAATAAGAATAGACAAAGAGGTGATCTTATCAACAGATACCAATATTGGGAAATACAGAGAAAGTATATTTTGATCCTTCATTTTGGTATTTGTATTTGTATATTCTAACACTTCCTTTGCCAAGCAAAAAAATATATTATTAAGACATAAATTACCAGCTTCAAAAAGTAAATTTTTATTTTGGGTAGTAACAATACCTGGCATATTTTCTTTAATAAAATTATTTATGCTAATGCAATTATATGGGTTCACGACATACGGAATTAATTTACCACCGCCTATTAATCTTTCTCCTATGGGAATAGTATATGAATGTTCTGAATCCCAATCCAATAAATGTAAGAAGTCATCATATGATATATTCTCTCCGCTTTTGGCAACTTCTTCACAGGTGGTTGCCACTTCACTATCATCACACCCATTTTCAACAATATTCAATAACATTGTGCACACTATCTCTTGCGTTAAAGGAATTGTCTCCTGCTGAGTTAATTGTTTATATAAAGTGGAAGAATTGAGTTTAGTTTTTGTTATTCCGAATAAATACATTTCTTTTGTAGAAATTTCTAATTCTAATGCATGAACAATTTTTTTCTTTACCATTCCAATAGTATCATCTCCATGTAGGACAGTTGTTGAAATGATTTTAACGGGTATATTTTTTTTCGTAATATTTTGTAGTTCTTCCACGGAGAAAATGGGATTATCATTTGAATCATTATATTCTGGGGTTTTAATACTATCATCATTAGAAAAAATATAAATGTTTTTTATTATATCGTTTTCAATGTGATTTAGTTTATATGTTTGTGACATCTATATAAATAAAAGTTATATTATTTATATAATAATGAATATAATTGTTGCGCATTGTAGAAATAGAGGAATTGGTGTTAAAAACAAGTTACCATGGCGATTGTCTGCTGATTTAAAAAATTTCAAAGAATTAACAATTGGTAATGGAAATAATGCAGTTATAATGGGAAGAAATACGTGGGTTAGTTTACCGTCTGAATACAAACCTTTGCCTAAAAGAGAAAATATTGTATTAACTACAAAGGTAGACAAACCGGTAATTGTAAATCCAGATTGTACAACCATTTTAATGCCTTCATTGAAGGAGACGCTAAAATATTGCAATGAAAGGAAATTTTCTCAAGTATGGATAATAGGAGGAGAACTTTTATATAAAACGGCATTAAATACTGTGGATATAGATAATATATACATTACAAATATTGATAACGATTTCCCTTGTGATACTTTTTTTCCAATTGTGCCATCCTATTTTCATTTGGATTCAGAGACATCTTGGTTTAAAGAGAACGAAATGAGCTATCGATTTGAAAAATATATATTTAAGGATACATTAGAAGACCAGGCTTTGTATTTTGCAAAATTAGAAGACCCGGCTTTGTATTTTGCAAAATAATATTAATATATTACATGTCTGTAATGTATGAATTGGAAAAGATAAGAGAACTTATTAAACAACCTTGCAATATAGCGCGCACCGTCCCATTTATTGTAAATAATTATAAAGATGTGTTAAAACAATGGTGTTCTTTCAAAAAGGGTATTATAATAGATGATAAAAAATTATGTGATATCTTTAATTTTCATAATAATAATATAGATCATATACTTTTATATTGGAGTTCTAATCAGGAGGATTGTTTATTAATGTGTAAAATCTCAAATAAATATATAAATTTACGCATGCCAATGTTGTTAGATGGTGTAGAAACTTCGTTTATTGCAACGTATACTTAAATATCATACAATGGGTTATCCGTGATTTTCATTCCGCAGTATGTTTTGTTCTTTTTTTTATAATCTACAGGATTATATATTTTAATTTTAACTGCATTTTGTAGTAGAAATTTAAAATTTTGCCAGAATTCTTGCGTGTGACCGATACTCTTAGTCATCAAATGCCCTAACTCGTGGATAGCAACATACATTAATGTATTGGGATCAATTAATGTATCTCCTTTTTTTGTGGTCGTGGTGCAAAAAGCTAATTTTTCTCCTTTATTCTCTGAGTAAGCAGTATATTCACTGGTGGGTAAAATTTCTTTAACAGTTTGTGGGTCGAAATTTTCAACCAGTCTTTTACAATTTGCACGGTCGGGATAAGTTTTTCCTAAATAGACCACTAGTTCTTTAAGTTTTTGTGTCGTATTTGCTAACAAATCTGCGGCTAATTGTAGTTTTGCACGCTCTCGTACACAATATTTATTTCCATCTACATTGGAAATAATACATTTTAAATTAAATGCATCTGATTCAAAATACATTTTAAGAGCAATGCCAGCTACAAATATTGCTAGAACCCATCCGGATAAACTCATTTTGCGAAACATATTCTTATAATAAGCGAAGAACATAATCAATTATAGAATTTATAAATAATTATGATATTTATTGTCCACTATGACAACCAACTTCTAAGGCACGACGAGCCAAATCAGGTCCAATTGTAGTTTGGTTCCATGGACCAATGTTTAATTGTGGATTAGCAGGTTCCGAACGAAGTTGAAGATTGGCATTGCGAAGACTTTGCCCAACTGTATTGATACCGATGTGGTAACCAGCTTTTAGAAGACTTACATTTTGGATATCACCAGCGCCACCAGGATTCATTTGTGAGAAAGAGTTATTGGAATCTCTTGGAAGCAATTGTTTTGGATCAACGACTGCTTGTTTGGCACATGATGGGGGCATTCCGAATGAACTAGTGGCAATACCAGAAACGGATGCATTGGTTTCATTATGGCCTAAACCAGCTGAAGCACGATAGCTGGTTCCTTGTCCACAAGTTCCCGTTGGTGAACCGCCTGCTCCGCCTGGTTGAGGAGGGTTGCGCGCGTTCAATACATATCCAGAAGCTCCTGCGTCTCCAAAAGCGGTTCCTGGTAGTGGTGCGTTACCTCGTTGTGTGTTGGAATTGGCATAACCAGCTGTTCCTCCTAATCCTTTCCCGTTAGAATAGTTTTTCATAACATACATAAGGGCAACAGCCGCCACAATAGTAAATAAAACAGTATGATTGTTGGCTAAATTTGCAATCGTTTTTTTCAAATTCATCTTATAAAATTAGCATACAAAATATTTTTTCAATATATTATTTTTATTGCCTTAATAATCTTATCATTCATACTCTTCAAATTCCATATCATCATCGGAACTTTCGATTTCATCCAACAAATATAATGACTTTATTCTCTTTGCTTCTAAATATGATTGAATAGCATGTTTTTTAGCTTCCTTTGCCTTACGTCTTGCCTCTTTATATATTTCCATATAAACCTCATTGGGATTCTTTAATTTAACAATGTCAGTATTTTCACTGGGTGGAAGAATCTCAATTTCATTCATTATTCCATTTTTGTCTAAAGATTCCTCTTGTGCAATAGCTGGTTCCAGTTTTTCTTCAACTTTTTCTAAATTGTCTTCCAAACGACTTGTATTATTTTGACTTAAATCAGTTGGCACTGTATTTATGGTAACCACCGTCTCTGTTTCGGTTTCTTTATCCGTATCGGTTTCTTTGCCTATGGTACTTATATTTTCTTTTTTTTCTTGCAATTCTTTTTTTGTCTCGACTACTTCTAATGGTGTAACAGTATCTCCTATTTCTTCTACAACATGCTCTGTTTCTTTAACTTCCACTGTTACACGAGCATTAGGTACATTGTTTTTTGTATCTTCTTTGGTGTCTTCAATACTAATATCTGATTCGGTGTCTGAGTCTTGTTGTACAACCGTTTCTTTTGTTTTGTTTACTGTTGGTGTTTTAAATTTAATTAAGCATTTGCTAAATAATGGCTTTTCTTTAATAAGCATCATCTGTTTGACTACAAATTCGATTTGGAAACTTTGAGAAGTAAATTTAAGTCCCACAACTTCTAAAATAGATATCATTTTAGTAGTTTTATTTACATCTTCCAGTTTTAATTCTTCTTCTTCTTCATTATAAATTTGAACCGTATGACCTCTATTTAATCCTTTGGACTTATTAATAAAGCATCTTAATAGTGATTTGTTACCTTTATATGTTCTTAATAAATTCTGCCAATGATAGTCAATCGAGTCAAGATCCATATCATTATGAAACCATAAACTGCGTTTTTCATAGATCAAATTTTTAACAGTGGTTTCCAGACTTTGTACCCATTGAATAAAGTTATTATTATCTTCAGTAAACATTAAATCGCAGTACATTTTCTTTTCTGTTTTATGTATTCCATTTTTGGTGTAACATTTAGGCGTTTGAATTAATACAGGTTCGCCACCCACACGTAATTTTGAAAAATAAGCACCACCTTGTAATCCTTGAGGATTTGCTAAAGTTAAGTTACTAAATGTAAAGTCTGCGTTGGCTAATTGAATTGAACTACTCATTAATGCTATTTGATAAAAAAGTATGGTTGTGGGGACGCATAGAAAATATAAAATCTAACATTTCAGTAATGGACAACATTAAGGATACTTTAATTGAGCAATGTTTAGTTATTTTGAAAAGAGAGGACGTTAAAAATGAATTAAAACAACTAATGAAACCCATGATAGATTTAATACTACAGGAACTTTATCCATATATTTTTTTATCTATCGTGTTCGTATTTATAAGTTTTTTATTAATTTTAGGTATTTTTGTTTTATTGTTGCGTAATAAAATATTAACAAAATCTCCTGTCGCCATTTTTAAATAATCTAACACTATTATATAATGGTACGAAGAACACGCAAAGGAGGCCGTAGAAAGAAACGTCGTCGTAGCAGTGGAGGTAATGTTGTTGGTGGACTTTTAGGAGCAATTAAAAAAGCACTTCCAAGTTATTTACTTTACCAAGCCGTGAAAATGCAACAGAAGAAAAAGAGAGGTGGAAAAAGAACTCGCAGAGGTGGAAGAAAAAGCCGTAGAGGTGGAAGAAAGAGTCGCAGAGGAGGTACTCGCAGACGTCGTTAAATAATTATTTTTCTCATTATAATCTATAATGACAAAAGCTCGTAAAGGTGGAAAAACTCGTCGTGGTGGAAATCGCAAACGTAAAGGTGGATTTTTAGCACAATTTCAAAAAGCATTGGCTCCATACCTTTTATTTCAGGTAAATGAAATGCAAAAAAAGAAAAAGAGAGGTGGAAAAAGAACCCGCAAGGGTGGAAGAAAGAGCCGCAAGGGTGGAAGAAAAAACCGCAGATAAAATTTTTAAATTATGATATAAGGAAATTTAGTTAAATATAAATTCTTATATCATATTACAAATGGATTTTACAGAAAGTATACGCGAATGGGTTTCCGTGGATAATAGAATTAAAAAATATCAAGAAGAAATCAAAAAAGAAAGAATACTTCGCACAGCATTAACCACTTCTATTTTAGATCACGCAGAAGAGTCGAATATGGAGCATGCAGTAATTGAAATTACAGATGGTAGATTAAAATTCCAAAGTACCCGTGTTACTGCCCCATTAACATTTAGATTTTTAGAAGAATGTCTTAACGAGTGTATTAATGGAGAAGAACAAGTTAAACAAATTATTAAATATATTAAAAGCAAACGTGAAGTGAAGTTTGTACCAGATATTAAAAGAACCTATATACAAACCACTTAAAATATTCATAGAATTAAATATAATATGAATATTTACACTTCTCCTGATAGATTACCACCATATACAATTTCAAATTATGTAACATCACCGCGCAAAATGAGTTTTCAAAGCTGGCTAGGTTCACCTGTAATGGAGGTAGATGGTCAAAATAATATAGATTATGCATGTACCTTTGACAACGGAGATAGGTATACACATAACGATTTTATATTACATTTTATCGATGGGTTGTTCCAGGTTATTCATTCTGCAGGATACAATATAGAAGATGAAAAACAATTTAAAAATGAGATAGCTATTTTTATATATAGATTATCAAGAGAGAAATTATGACAGACCAATACAGAATAGATAATATGTCAGAAGAGGAATTTTATGAATATCGTAGAAATCTGGTTAAAGAAACATTTACGGAAGAAGATTTTCTCTCGTGTTCTACTACCAGAGCACGATTGCAAAATGAATTTATTTGGGAATGGGAAAAGAATTGTGTGCCTAAAATAGAAAATTATTATAATGGAATGCGGAGACAAACACATGAAACATTTGCTACGCCATTATTTTATGACAAAGATGGTAGTTTTTCTTCAGAGTTAACAGGTATAGTATACAAATACCTTAAAAAAGAGTATGATATTAGTATATTTCATGATTGTCCAAATTTAGCGGTTCCACTCATAAAACAGTATGAGGAAATTCAGCAAAAAAAGAAAGAACTGTTGAAACAGAGACAAAAAATAAGTGGAGGTGTTATATCTAATAAAAAATTTGATTGGGGGGACAAAACACATAAATAAAAGATGTGTAAATATATATAATGGATACCAATGATATGATCTTTAATAAGACGAATGGTAAAATAACAGCTTGTGGGTGGAATATAAATTCGAATTTATTGCAAAATGATTTTCCTCTTGCAGCGAATAGTCAAGTTGGAGGAGGAGCAGGTGCTGTTCAAAATTTAGCAGTTCCAGCTGGATTAATTATTCTTCAGAATATGATTGATTCAAATACTAAATCACCATTAAATGATTTGTTAGAAGAACCTAGAGTAATTGGCGAAGACTTGTATGATAAGTTATTGAATTTAGCAGGTAGAAAAAAGAGAACTTCACACGATACACGTAAAAATAGACCTAAGCGCAAGAACAAAACGCGAAAAAAATAATTATGAATATGTGATTTTATTCTTAATTATTTATACTTGACTCCAGTTATCATAGTTAAATGGAGAAACTAACATTTCCGGTAATTGTTTTCTGAAATTTTTCACCTTCCTTTCGAAACGTCTTTCTTGTGGTGACAATGGATAGTTCTGATCATTATCCATTATTTCTCTTTCTTCTGGGGTTATTTTTGGTTTATGACCATAGCAATTTGCACCGAATGGAGCGTTTTTATATGCTACGAAACCACCATTTATACCTGGTCGTCCACAATCATGTTTATGTCCTTTCCTTTTTTGCATTTTTTTCCATGTATCCATTTGTGTTGGGTATAAAGCCATTTGATCAGCTGACCAACCAAATCCACACCATTCAGCACCTCGTTTATATGCATTTTCTATCTCTTCATATGTGGCCAACCTTCCATCATACGCTTTACATATGGCTTTGGCATCATTGTATGTATAGATATTATCTGGTACATGAAACACTTGGTCTTCATACATTATTTCCGGAACAGGTGGAGGTTGTGGAGTAGTTACAGTAATATCAACTTCTGGCACTGGAGTAAATAAATTTTTGATACTGGTTTTAATATCAACTTCAAAGAAATATTGAACTCCATTAATTAATACTAAAAACATAAACATTCCCCACATAACAATTTCTAAAAATGTTATGCCTGGAGATGTTGGAGGAGCTTGTGCGACTCCCCCTGTTGCTGAAACACCTAAATAACTAAATAATATGTAATATACTATGATCACAAATGTTAGCACAATCAACACAACTGGACTACCATGCGTAACTTTATCTCCAATGAAATCATACATATGTGGGAATCCTTTAGTGGGTGTAATATCTACGCTACTCATCTATATTATATGGTTCTTATTTTTTTTTCCGATAGAAGAAACAATAAGCATATGGGGTTTTTAAATCTGTTTCTTTTATTTCCTGCACCCTAGCATCATTAAAATCATACCATTTATTATTAGCATTTTTCACATAAGCATAATAATGTCCACCCATAACACCACCGCTATGATTACATATACCATACAATTCATAATTAAAACTGTGAGGATCGTACCCTACGACATATTTTGACAAATCAAGATTATCAAATGGAAAATCTACTAAACATTGATTTTTTCGAATAGAATTTGTAAATCGTTTTAAAGTAACAATTAAAACATCAGGAAATTTCCAAAATTCTATCTGTTTTGCCACCACTTTCTTACCTTCATCATTTATATATTGATTATCATCATCCAATGTCTCTTTTTTAGTATATTCATCAAAGCAATTTATCAAAGACACATTTCTTTTATCGGGCACAGGAAGGTCAAGCATTAAAAAGGGCTCAGGATTACAACTTAGAGTGTTACCCTCTTCTCCCTTTACACAAGATACATGAATACCATAAAATATATCTAAAATTTCAGAATACTCTTTTTTATACATATTTTTCATCATATCAAAACATTTTTTAGCTACTTTATCTTTATCTGTTAAAATATTACCTTTGATTTTCATATTTACTTCACGCATTATTGCTGTATGAAAACAATCAATGATAAATGTTAGAAATTCAGGCAAGTCATTTTGTGCAAAGCCTGTAAATAAATGTTTTTCTTTAATTTTGGCTACTTTTTGAACGGAAGTCAAAAATCCACCCGGACTAATTATACAATTTTCACTCCAAACCATAGCGCGCAATTTGTCCCATTCCATTAAAACCAAGGCCTCAGGTTTCTTTTTTATTTTTTGTTTATATGTTCCATGTTGAAGGAAATCATTAAATGAATATGTATGTGACAAACACTGTAATGTAGTATTCATAAAGCAAGTATTACCCAAATTAGCTAGTCCTGTAAGGCCTTTATCTTTATATTTATCTGCCATAGTTTCGTATATATCTTAAGATATGGATCGTTGTGTTTATACCAATTTAACAACAAATTTTCTTAATTAATGATATATGAGTGATGTAGAAAATGCAGATTTACTTTTACAATATATGCGTATTGTTGTAAGACAGCAAGACGGAATTTTAGAGGCGCTAAATAGTATGCAGAGACAAAATGACAACTTATCCGCTATATTAGCGCAAGAGTTGGGAAGAAGAAATACTAATCTTAGTGAGCAACAACCACCAAATCGTGTTAGGATCAACAGACCTAGAACTCGTACTTTTTTTGCCTCGCCCAGCTTACCCCAAGTTAGAGAAAGGAGACGTGCACCACTACCAAGAATAGTTACTCATCATAGAACAGGTAATACAACAATTAATATACCAGGATCTGTATCTCAATCCACAAATACTATATCCGACGAGATTTTAAATGCAACGATGAATGATTCCCCTGTTAGCATACGACCATCGTTTGCACAAGTAAGACGGGCAACAAGAACATTATTATTTAGGGATATCTCAAATACTACACAAACAATTTGTCCTATCGATAGAGAATTATTACAAGCAGAAGATACTGTTTTACAAATAATCCACTGTGGACATTTTTTTAGAGATACCAATTTACGCAGGCATTTTCGAGGCAATACCCGTTGTCCATTGTGCCGATATGATATAAGAGATTATATTCCAACTTTAGAAGAAACAACATTTACTTTTCCAATGTTTAATCGAAGGCCACGTATGCCTCCTCCTCTTCCTCCACCGCCGCGCCCTCCTCCGCCTCCTCCTCCAAGAGAGTCTCCACCCCCACCTTTTGATGATTTAGAAGATCCATTTGAGTCCCTACCATCTACTAATATAAATCCTAGCCAACAAACAACCCACGAAATCCAATCTTTATTAGGCGAAGCTATTACTAATATATTAGATCCATCAGGTAATATTTCAACCAATGGTTTGTAGAGTAAGTATATATCCTTTCACATTGTTTTTTAATTGACGTGTAGATACTCGATTATTTAATAATAATACCCCCAATGCCAATTTTATAAATGCCAAAAGTTCTTTCATAATTTTCTTTTCACCCATTACTAATATGGTAGCAAAATTTTCATTAGAATGTGTAGGAAATTTTTTCAGATTTTTTTTGTTTTGACTAAATGATAGTGAATAAGTATTTAACAATTTATTTATTTCAAAAGCCAAAAAAGATAGTGCTGCTGCTTCGTTGCGTTTACTATATGGATTTTGCGATAATTGTCGATTTTGAATAAATGCTGATAATTCGGTTTCGTTTGCATTGGCTATTCTCAGGAAAGTCATCATTTGGCGAAAATTTAAACTACTGAAATCACTTGAAATATTGCGTGAAAACTCATTGGATATGAGTTGATCACGGAGGCCTTGAATTTTAAGTGTACTTATGGATTGATTTAGCTGTAGGAATATAGTATTTCGACATTTATTATTACCTGGTAATGTAAATCCATAAAATAAGATATAACTTCTGTTGCATTTAGTTCCATATGAATCAGAAACTGCACTATGTGACCTTATTGAATGAATAGAATTCATTACAAATGCATTTGTTTTTTCTTCAAAAAACCATTTAACATCAGGAGTAGCACTGTGATTCAGCATATCACCTAATGGAACCATTGTAGCCTGTTTTTTCCCATCAATCCATAATCCAAAGTTTCTAGAACCAACCAAAGTTCTTATTTGTAAAAACTTTTGGAGAGAACAAATAGATGAAAAATGAAATTCCTTTAAAATTTTACATAATTTATGATAATCTTTCATCAATATGTTTTTTCTGATATCAATTTCTTTCAATAGATAACTATTTTCTAGGTATTTTTTCTCTGCTGGGCTCCAAAAAATAGGAAAATTATCAAACTTTTTAGGTAAAATTTTATAATATGGTCCAAATTTATTTTTATGTTCCATATCTTGTAATATGTATAAGCAGATATACACTAAATTTAATCCACTAATACCTGTTGAGTTTTGTGAAACTTTTTTTCCCCAAGGTGATTTCTCTCCAAGTCCCGAATAAATTAATATAGAACGTGGAATTTTAATTACCGTTTGGTGCTCTGGGATAGAAACTTTGGCGTGTACACCTCGTTCGTGATTCTTATATGTTTGAAAATATATATTTGGAAAGACAGCTCCATTTTTATTTAGCCAAGTTAAAAACTTATCCATGACTTTATTTTTTTTAAGTGCTGTTTTTTGCATATATATTAAATATATATTATTTTAATTATTTTATTTGGTTTATATATAATGCCAAATAAAGCAATTCAAAACGCTAAGAGACTAAGAGGCGGGGCTTTGGGACAGTCCTCGAGATTCTATAATATTTATGGACAACAAGTAAGGGCATCTAATCCCAATGGATTTAAAGGTGGACAAGGTTGGACCACGCATAATCCATCTATTGGAAGTATGCTTTCCAATGGTATCATGAAACAAAATAAAAATGCTGGAGGTAATAATGTATGTGCCCCAGGTCCTGGACCAACAAGTGTTGTTGACGGTAATTGTGACTGCAGAGGACCTTCTGGTACCTGTCCTTGTCGTTCAAAGGTCGATGCCAAAGGTAATCGTAAACATTGTTAATTATATATAATTAATTTGTCAATTATATATAGATGACTTATTGTAATATATGCAATATGATAATGATAAATGTGGCTTGGTATATAGAACAAACTGTAAGTGGAATTGAAAAAACGGTAGAAGATTGCACAAAACACGAAAAAAAACATTATACTTTTGTGAATGGTAAAATTAAAGAAGGCGAACTGTTGGATGAGGATGATTGGGAAAACGGTTGGAGCAAAGTTTAGTATGATTGGTTCAATTCTATGCAAACATCACCACCTAGTGAAAGAATTTTTTAATTGATTTTTGCCCATTTTTAATATTATTTGCTTGACGCAATGCATCATCAAATATTATTTTTTTAACCTCTTTATTTCGTAATGCCTCCTCTTTCTTGTTATATTTTTCTTCGTCGGTCTTACATGTTTGTTTTAGATATTCGCATTTTCTTTTAAATGCGGGAACATTTCTTTTAAAACTAGGTATATCCTCTAATATTAATGCGAACACTTGCTGAATTGGTTTCATCAATTGATTAGTTATATAGAATCCATAATCCGGTTTTAGATTATTCGCTCTAATATATTCCGGATTTTCTATCTTATCACCCTGTAGTTTAACTTTCCCTTTGGTTTGTATATATACAAATGGCACTCTAGACCCAACGGATGGTTTATTTCCAGGATCTCGTTTTCCCATTCTTTCAGCCAGTACTTTATGTGCAATGCTTTCGGGATTTTTATAAAACGAATTTAATTTCTTCGTAATAATCAATTTCTCTAATGGGAATTTTTCATCTACGATATCTTGTAAATATGTTTTAACAAACTGTATTGCAGCTGGAATATCATGTGCATTCATTAATATATCAATTAATCCTCCATATACATCTTTTACAATTGGCGCATTATCTCGGCGTTTTAATACAATACCCATTTCTTTTCTCTTACCTTTATTGGGATTATGTTCAAATAACATACCAACATATCTCTTTTTTGATAATAGTAAGAATGGATCGAATGTCTTTTCATATTCGAAATAATGTGGAGCTTTGAGAAACTTACTTGCTATCTCCCCAACTTCAATTGATAATTCGATTGTAATTTCTAGTGCCTTTTTTCCAGTTATTTTATTACCCTCCATATCCTTCAAATGAAATGTAAAGAACACGGAATCAGTATCTCCATATATATATTCTGCATTTGTTTTGACCTTGCCATATTTGGTATCACAAACTGCGTCACCATATACTTCTTCAATTATACGTTTAGAATATATCAATAATTTCCTACCAGTAGCAGTTGTAGAAGCCGCGATATCAATATCATAAAATGAGCTGGTTTTTGCACCACATTGACCATATAATGAATTTGCAACAATTTTGATAGATGCTTGTCTTTGGTTGTACACATTTTTCATAAATGTATCAAATGTATCTTTGGTATCGACAACATCGCATTTATTTACAGTAGTATTTACTTTTTTTAATTGTTCATTTACCAATGAAACCGATGTTATTGTATATTTATCGTCTGTTTTGGATAATAGACCATTATGCGTGTCGCCATTTTTCATCGTAATTGTTTTAAATTTAATTTTTGCCCTGGTTGCTTTTCTTGCAGCTAACAAGCCTTGTAATATCGCCGGCATAATAGCTTTTTCGTTATCAGGGAATTGTGCAAATCTGCAAATTTTAGTACCCACTTTGATTTTTTCTTCCTTCTTTCTTCCTGGTTTCGCAATCCACTCATAACGGTCATATTCAACATCAACATATTCATATCCATCTAATTTATCATATTTAAAAGTTCCATCAGGACTTCTTTCACCTGTGGTAGATAATAACTCACCATTTAAATCATACTCTTTGGTCCAAACTTTACTATCATGTGAGATATTTTCACTAATCATACAACTAGGATACAGTGATGAATAATCATTTACTGCAACAGGATCTTCAGTGTATAATCCGGTTTTAGGTAATAAACATATAGCTCCTTCATAACTTCCACCGCCTTCGGGTTTTTCTACAACAGGCATTAATGTATCTTTTTGACGACATTTCTTTGCTATGAAACTTAAAAGCTTAATACCCTGGCCTCTCATAACTACAAAATCAATAGGTACACTACAAATGGCAGCTTGTTCTGACATACCAGTAAGAATATCATTTTTTCTGAATAAATGATGAACTAAATTACAATCCTGAAAACAATATTTTGCTATTATCGCTCTATCAGAAGAACTCCCTTTGGACAACTTGAAAATATCTTGTGGTGTAATATCATCTTTGCCTAAGCCCCATCTCAATTTACAATCAAACGGTGGATTAATATTACCTTCAACAATGAACTCACCTTTTTTTTCATTCATTTGAATAACTTTAAATTTTTTACCGTTATCATATGAATCTACAGAATGCCCAATCAATTCAAAACAAACGAAGTTTCCTATTTGTAACCCCATTAGATTTCCACTTTTAATAACAGTTGTATCATCTAATTTTTCCCAACTTTTTATCATATCCCCTATGAAATGCGACGCAACATCATTTAACTTGTAAGATCCTAAATTTACCTCGCGTCTGAAATAATTATACAGATCGATTTGAATGATTCCTGGTAAATCCATATAAATAAGTTGATGTGTTCCACTCGCGATTCTAATTTCTTTTTCCACTTTTCTGCAAAATTCACCCTTATTTCGTGATAACTCAGAGAACCAGATTTCTTCTTCATCGTCTGAATATCTTTTCGGTCGCATACAATTTAACTCATCTGCTCTCTGACATATAAATTTCCAATCAAAACCAAAAGTGTTATATCCAATTAGGATATCTGGATGATATTCTTGCATCATCTCAGTCCAACCCATTAGAAGATCACGTTCTGTTTCAAAGCATTCAACAATAGTTTCAGAATTTTTAACACCTATTTCATCACAATCACCCAGAACAGCCATATAATTTAAATATGGTTCTGTTTCTCCCACGCGCATAAAAGTTGTTCCAATAAATGTGACTTTATCACCTTCTAATGCCAATGATTTATTGTTTGGATCTCTACCAACAAATTGTAATCCTGAAAATATATATGTAACTGCTTCATCAATGATTTCTAGTTTTTTCCCTATGTCACATTTACTATCATTCAAATAATCAAGAAATTTTTTTTTGACTCCTACATAATTCATATATGTTTGTCCGGATTTATGTATTTCATCGTCGTCGTCATCATCTCTGTTTCTATATGAATTTTTGCGATTTTCCTTATCTTCTTCGTGCCTCTTTACATCAATAATCGATTTGAGTGGTTTGCTAATTATCGTATATATATTTTCCATTAGTCTTGCCTCAATTACCGACTTTTTTGGAAATACTTTTGCAATACCGTCTATAGGATTTCCAAAGCCAAAAGCCGATTTGATTAGTTTTATAATCAAGGATTTCTGTGAATCTTTACCCATTGTTCTAATAAATTTATTTACTTGCCAATAAGTAATAATATCAGCCACGAGTTTTCTATATGTTTTGATAGCTAAAGGGAAATCTCCGTGTGAAGAACTAGCTTCTATATCCCAAGACGCAATGATAGCTGGGACAGGTGCTTCCTTATATGGTAAAGGTACTAAATCCTCTGATTTTATTGTATATTCATATTTGCAATAGGTTTTTGTCTCATAGTCTTCATTATTGATAATTTTATCCATGGGTAATTCAATCCAGCCGGAAGGGTTGATTTCTTGTATATGAAAATAGCGTAACAATGGTGGTAATTTCGCTTCATATAATTCTGTTTGAATCCCTTGAAACGGAAATGTTTTAAGTTTATATTTTCTACCAAATATGCTAGTAGGATCCGGTTCAAATGTGTACCAGAAATTTTTAACTTTATTTAATGCTGTGGTATTTTTAAATTTTATACAGATAAAGCGATGGTTTTTCATATCATCAAAACCATATAGTTTCTTATTTTCTAAGATTATAGAATCTAATATTGAATTTTCATAATATGACACATATTTGCCCTTTGTTCGTGCAATATACTCGCTTTCTTCTTCGTCTTTTTCTGGTTTTGGATATATTTGCTCGCCTTTCTTGGACCATTTCTTATACTTTTCCTTTAAAGCCATTATGCGCATCTGTTCTTTTAAATGGCGAATAAATGCTTTCTTTTGTGGTTTACCCCAATCATCGCCCACCTTTACATAAAAGAATGGTGTAAAATCAGTTACAAAGATAGAACAAGTTTCGCCAGCTTCATTCATTCCGAACATTTGAATAATAAATTCTTTGTTATCCTTGCTTTTTTTCCCTTTACCCTTTTCATTTTTGATTTGAAAATCCAATAAACGAAAGGTAGGATTTGTCATAGTTGTATGAGATTAACTATAATTTTAATCTTAATTCAATTTTATTTAAGATTGAATTAAGTTATTGTGCTAAATATACACCAGTAATTAAGAATGGTATAGATAACAATTTTGATTTAGTAATTTTATCATCTAAAAATATAGTGGATGTAATAATTGTAGCAATAACCGCAACACCTGTCTTAATGATTATTAGGTAACTTAATTTTTCAGAACGTATTAAATTATATCCTATTACTGTTGAAATAGTAATACATAAACTTGCAGCTAAAAAGGCTAATAATATAGTTCCATGCAATTTCGCAATGTCTTTTGCAATTTGTTCAGTTCCTCCCAAATATAAAGCAGTTAACACCATAGTTATCCCGGTAAGGATTGAATCTATAAATACAATAGAGTAATTATTCATATGTTTCATCACATATTTTCTAGTTAAATCCAACGCTGTGGCCAATAATGTAGATATAGTGACTAATGCATATACATTATTTCTATTCATCTATATAATTTTAATATAATAAATTGAATTTGAAAAAAGAATATTTATAATTATAAAACACAATGACAGATTTTACATTTATGAAAACCGGCTTTGATCTAACGCAACCCGACGATGAAGAGTTTGCCAAAAATACGGCATCTATTATAGTCACTTACGCAGAACACGCATTAAGAACTGCGGCTTTATATGTTACGCATCATGAAACAAGAAATGGTATAACACCCGAAGATATTAAAAGAGCAATGATGCTTGAAATGTTCTTATTTAAAAAAAGATCCAATTTACTCGAAAAGGCAGAAGAAATTAAGAAAATGTTGTATGGGGACGAGGAGAGTGATGATGAAGAGGAGGATATCGATATGACTGAAGGAGAAGAATTCAGTGAAAACAACTGCCAATGTGCAATTTGCAAGTGTACAAACAATATATATACTCGATGGGAAAATTGGACACCAGAGAGTTTATTCGAAACAGTTATTAAAAAACATATTGATAAGATTTAGAAATTAAATTATTATTATAATTAAATGAACTATAATAATTTTAGAATTGTGGGCAAACGCCTTAATTTTTTGTCTTTAAAAAGACAATTACACGATCGTAAGCTGCCATTTATTACTAATAATTATAAAAAAACGGGAGTTGTAGACTGGATTGGTGCAGAAAGTCCAAGAAAAGCAGATACATCATATCCAAAATTAGAAAATACAGAGAGCCGTGTAGAATTACCATATTGCACATATACAAACAAGACAGACTACGATGATGAATATACTAGTTCACCAAAGCTAACCTCTATTATTTCAAAACTACCTAAAAATTAATGTCTTTTACGCTTAGTTCTTTTTTTTCTTCTTTTCTTTCTAGTTTTTCTTTTCTTTCTAGTTTTTCTTCTTTTCTTTCTCTTCTTATACCCTCCATCGACATCAGAATCGGAATCGGACGGAAGTACTGCCATGGCTCCTAGCTCTTCAGGAGTAAAGGTGCCGAATTGAAATGTTGGAGGTGACAGAATTTGTCTCGCTGGGCTGTGTGATTGTCTCGCTGGGCTGCGGACAAGTGGAGGTGGTTTAAGTGGATCACTACTGCTACTGCGGAGTTGTTGTACACGTGTAGGCATAGGATTATTGTGACGGTGGAGTAGACTATTTGCAATATGGGCATCATTTGGATCAATGTACATTAGAAGATTTATTTCATCTTGGCTCAGTTTTCGGCACTGACCCTTTTGTGCTCCAATTAGTTTACACTTTGCAAAACGTGTTTCTAATATATCTTGACAGTATCTATCTGCTTCTTGTGGCGTTGCCTCAGGAGGATTATCCGAGGCCAAAGCACAGAAATTGTTAACTCCACCTTTTTTCTTTTTACGACGAGATTTTCTTCTTTTTTTAGTCTTTCGTTTTTTTCTTCTCCTACCTCCTTTAGCCGCCATTGCTTCTTTTAAAAAACGACGCAATGCTTTTTTAGTTCTTTCATGTTTAAATTCAACGACACCTTCTTCGCCTTTAACATCCCTATAGACTGTTGGGAATCCTTCTAAAGTACTAGTATCAAAGTTGACTTTTCGTGCTTGATTACTATCAATTTCTGCAATTAATACATTTGGGTCTCCCTCTGATTTGCAGGAGTCAACAAATTTTTCCCATTCAGGCTTGAACGCTTCACACGCCGGGCACTTAACCATAAAGAACCCAGCCATAACTATTTCATGCTTTGGGGCAGCCCTATTAAAAGCTTTTACATCTTTATCAGTTAGAATTTTTATGATCCTCATTATACAATTTGGAGAGAAATAAATTTTATAAATAGTTATTATATATGAAAGAACAATTAATCATTTTGGGATTTATTGCAGGATTAATTTTTTGCGCCTCATACACAAATAAAAGTTTAATGGAAGGGTTTAATGATAGAAATCGTTCTCCACAGAATGACGAATTTGATTGTCCAAATCTTTTAGTACGGAAAGGAAATAAATTAATGCTTTTGAATAACAGAAAAGCAAGAATACCAGGCATTAATCCTATATTTTTCGATAATTTAGAAGATTATGTAGAATTTGTCAAATGGCAACGCAGTCAAGACATCAAATGTCCTGTTTTATATTTTAATGAAATGCAAGATGCTCAAGGAAATACCAAATATAGAATGCTTAACGATCCATTGGACCCTCAAGCAGGATTACCTAGTTATAACCACGTTATGGCTCAGGAAGTACCTTTATATGATTCAAATATGGACCACCCACCATATAACCAGAATAATTACCATGGTTTCGATTCTACAAATCAAAATACTGGAAGATACACCTCATTAGACAAAGCATTTTATACAAATACAAAAAGGAAGAGTGCAGATGCAATGGAAGTGAATTGGGCTGGTGCAGAGTTGTCTCGTAGAATGGTAAAGTCAGGTCAATATGATAAAGATTTCAGGCCAAATGCCAAATTTAGTCAATTTAAAGGCATTGAAATTGCACCACCCCAACAACAGACAGTCGTTAAAAAACAACAAAACAATGCTCCTACTAGTGCAGGAGCTAAAACACAGGATGCAGAAATTGATACACAACTTAAACAACAACATCAACTAAAATAATATTTAGACATATACTATAATACATAGAATATGTCTGATTTCATAGCCGCCGCCTGTGTTGGAGTGGCACAAATTTCAATAGGACATCCATTCGATACAACAAAAATCCTAATGCAAAATAACCGGAAATGGTTTGGTCTCCCTTTTAGAAATTATTATAGAGGTTGGAGATTTCCTTTATGTTCCGCGGTTATTTTAAATAGTATTACCTTCCCAACCGTTGAGAGAACAAAACTATACACACATAATAGTTTTTTATCCGGTTGTATAGCTGGTATTGCTATAACTCCAATCGTATTTTGTTTTGATGTAGGTAAGATTAGACAACAAACAAAACAATCCGTGACCATTAAAACCATTCTCAATACCAGGGGTCGATATTCAACTTTCGCGCGTGAGACTTTGGCTTCATCGGTATATTTTGGATCTTATTTTACTTGTAGAGACTTTGGTTGGCACCCTTTGCTTTCAGGCGGAATTGCGGGTTTATGTAATTGGACACTTACTTATCCCATTGATGTGATTAAATCTAGACAAATGGCACAAAATTTAACAATAAAACAAGCTTTGAACATGGGTAATTTATGGAGAGGATATCCTATATGCGCTACGCGTGCTTTTATTGTAAATGCAATAGATTTTTGGGTTTATGAATCGGTTAAAAAATATTTATTAATGTAATTACAGTAGGTATTAATGGATTTGGAAGAATATGTAAGTTGGTTTTACATACAACTAGTACTCCTACTGTGCCTACAAATTGAATATCTTATATTAAAATTATATTCAAATTATTTGAAAACTTTATATACCGATACGTACATGGCACTCATTATAATGGCCATGGCGGCCCAATCATCTATGGTAATAGGCACCTTTAACCAAAACATATCTGTGACAATTTGGCCTAAAAAGTCAAACACAAAAGATGCTAAACCTAATTGTGGTGCCGATAAAAATTTATTACCCAAACGCTCACTAGGGATTATTAAAAGCCATTGTCCAGTCGCAAATAACTCTGTTGTCAATAACTTTTTTGTAAATGTAGCATTTTTCATTTCGGGGGTTCCTTGATAAAATAGAGCGAGATCCATAAAGGCTATAACAAATAAATTTAAAATAAACCAAATAATGACACCTTCATATTTTTTCATTATTTTATATTATATGATTATAATATAAAATAATGGAACACCCAATACCTCCGTTCGTATATGTAAAATTTTTTGGTTTATGGTTAACCTCCACTATCATTTCTATTATTGGTATGTATGCCCATTTAAAATATCCCAACCAATCCCTGATACAAGCTCTATCAATGGCCCTTCCATTTGCATGGGTGGATTGGTTTTTTATGACCATGGCCATGGATATTAATAATAAATATAAAATTATGAATCCGACACAAGATATTATGTTTCTTATTATTGCTCAATATACTATTTTGCTCATATTAAATAGATTTTACTTGAAACAAAAGGTAACCGTAAGTGACCTTGTTGCATGGCCTATTATGTTATTAGGTTTTGCAGTGAGTGGATTTCATATTGTATCGAAATTATTAGGTAGAAAAATAGTAAAGAAGTCCAAACGAAGACGAAATAAATAACATTTAGAAAAATTACAATCTCTCTATTTTATATAAATGTCTTATAAAATAGAGAAAAATGGCTGGGTATATATTCACATCGAAGGAACCCCGAAAGAAAGGGGGCGTCAACATGGAAAACATGTAGGAAAGCAATTAGAAGAGTTTATTAAAACGACCAAATTTAATTGCCTCTATGATTATGGAAAAAGCTGGGATTTTTTTATTGAGGCAGGTGTCAAACTATTCAAACCCGTCATTAAAAACAATTATAGGGAAATATACGAAGAAATGGAAGGTATTGTAGAGGGCTGTAAAGAAGCCGGATTCGACACCACCATTGATGAAATAATATGCTGGAATGGGTCCATGATTCTTTTTGATTATTGGTGGCCCAACTCGGAACACAGCAGTTCACATATCAAACATCACCGACCTACTGGTGGAGAAGGGGGTGGTAAAGGCGCCCCTGGGCGATGCAGCGCCTTTATTGCCGTGGGAAAGGATTATACGAAAGATGGAAAAATTGTGATGGCGCATAATACATTTGAAAATTTTGTCAGTGGACAATATTGCAATTTTATATTGAGTATCCAACCCGACAAAGGGTCACGAATTTTAATGCAAACACAGCCCGGCTATATATGGAGTGGATCCGATTTTTTCGTCACTAAAAATGACAAAGATGGAACCAATTTTATAGGTTCTGAAACAACTATTGGCGGATTCATGGAATATGCCGAAGGTAATCCCATTTTCTGTAGAATCCGACAGGCCATGCAGTACGCAAAAGAATTAAAGGACTATGAAACAATTCTACTCGATGGAAATACCGGTGGTTATGCCAATTCATGGCTTTTTGCAGATATTAAAAAAAATAAAATTATGCGTATTGAACTTGGATTGAAATATCATAATACCGAATATAAAGACGATGGTTATTTCATCGGCTTTAATGGTTCTTATGATCCATATATCCGAAATCTTGAGTGTAAAGCACAAGGTTTTAATGATATTCGCCGACATCAAGGAGCGCGTCACGTCCGACTGGAACAATTGATGCAGCAATATAAAGGACAAATTGACATTCCTATTGCCCAAAAAATATTAGCAGATCATTATGATGTTTATTTGAAGAAAGAAAATCCCTGTTCGCGAACCGTCGATTCTCACTACGAGCTTGATGACCGTGCTTTTATGTCTCAAAGCGATCGACCCAAACCTTACCAGCCGCGCGGTGCCATGGATGGCAAATGTGTAGACAGCAAACTTGCAGCCAATATGAAACTTTGGGCTAAATGGGGATCTTCTGGAGAGATTCCTTTTGTTCCCGTGCAATTTTTCAAAGAAAATCCCATTTGGGACTATCTCAAACCCTATCTTTTAGCCAGACCCAATCAACCTTGGACCAAATTTAAATTCAACGAAAAACATAGGCATAATGAAAAATATACTAGAAAAAAAAGCAATAAAAAATTAAACATAAGATCTAGAAAAAAAAGACGACGATAATTTAACTAGGTGAAAAATACTTATAACAACCTCCAATCATCCATGCAGTATTCAATACAATAGGTTGAAATGCTCGTTTCTTAATACACACAACTAATACTCCTGCTGCGCCTAGAGTATTGAATAAAAAATCAGTTGTTCTCTCCAGAGAGTTAATATAAGCAGTCAAAATTAATCCACTTCCAACCCATGCTAAACCTTCAATTATATACTTTTGACATTTGTTTTCTGGCTGTGATTCTCCAGTTGGTATAGAATCATTTGGTACAATTATTTCCATAGTGTAGTATATCATATGAAAATAATTAACTAGATTTAAAATGTGTCAAAAATTCATCTAAATCTTTCAAAGCGGATTTTGTAGACTCGAGGTTTGATAATGAAGCTAAAGTTTTTTCATCGGTAAGTGTATTCTTTTCAATCGATTTTTTGATTTTATCTAACATTTGTAAATGTAAGATATCTTCTACATCTAACAATATTGCGCTATACTCTTTTTTATATTTGTCAATATTTAATTCATCTATGTATTGTGTTTTCATTGTTTTAACTGATTTTACTAGTTGGTCGGGAGTTTCTGGCGCAGAGGTTAACCCTTCTACGATTTTGTTATTCAACGAAAGCATATTTGTACACAAGTAAACAACAAATAAAGCTAATACAATACATCCTAAATAGGTTGTCATATTTTTCATATCAAAATCCATATAAATTAAGTCAATATTATTTTATATATTATTGATCCCATAGAATATATAACTGTGTACCTATTTTAAATATAATGCGCAAACTAATGATATTTGTTACTTCACTATAATTATATGGATTCATCGATTGGGCTTCCTATTGGGATTGTTGCTGCTTGTATTATATCATCTCTATTGTTCTGGTATACATATCGTAATCAAGTCGAACCGGACGGTGGAAGACAGTCGGAAGATCAACTTAATGATATGTATGTAGCACAGATAAAACGTGAAATAGAAATGGAAGTGCAAAATGCTTCGAAAGACAACGAAACTTTAGAATCTTCTGACGACGAAATTACTTCGTAAAGTTTTTAGTAAAATTTGAACTTTGATGCTTTTATATATAAATGGCAAGTTTAATGGAGGACCCAGAAGCAGTAGGGGAAAACATCAGAAGAAAAACTAAAAAAGACGCTAGAAAGAAAACGAAGATCTAGGAAAGAAGGTTTTAGAAATATAAATATATACTGAATATATATAATATCTATGTCAGGAATGATACCACAAAACCTACGCAACAGGATCCAGCCCCTAGAGCCTAAGAAAGAGTTTGAATCTTTAAATACCAAAATCAAAGAATCTCAAGAACGGATTCCCGAGATGAAAATTACATACAATGATGATGATGCATACAATACTTCGCCCACCTTAAACGTAGATTTCAACTCCCTCGATCAATTGAACGAAGCTGAACGTATTCAGAAGGAGAATGATATTTTTGCAACAGCTCCACTTGTAGCAAGAAGAGCTATAGTGGGGAGAAAAATAATCGAAAAATACAAAAAGGACCTCCCGTGGCATCATTTCCAAAACAAGGATGGTTCAACTCCGGTGATGAACCAATTGTTTTCTTCTAATCTTCACAAGCCAAAAATGATCACACACCTACCAAACAAAAAACAAAGAAAAAAGCTCATTGCCATTTGGACACGCATGTTTGAAACAAGAACAAACCCAAAAGGAAAAACAAAAGTATTCGACAAAAAAGGAAACTTAACAATTCACGGTAAGAAAGTCGAAAAAGCACTTGTAGATATGATTAAGGTGGATGAAGGGAAAATAGTATCTATGGGAGTTGATTTTGATTTAGATGATGATGAAAATGTCGATGGTGGTTATAAAAGAAGGAAAACCAAAAGAAAAACCCGCAAAAGGAAAACCAAATGTAGAAAAAGAAAAAGAAAAACTCGTAGAAAAACTCGTAGAAAAACTAAAAGAAAAAGAAGAAGACGCTAGAAATAAATTGAATCTGATTTAAATACTTAAAACAATGTTAACTCTTTAATAAAACAATGGTCTTCATCTATGTCCTTAAACAACAAAACAATAAGTATTATGTGGGTAAAACAGACAATCCAAAGTTTCGTCTTGATACCCATTTTAAAACCGGTGGGTGTGCTTGGACTAAAAAAAGGAGATTATGTTTACAAAACCAGTTCTGATTAGATAATTAATAATTTAGTATTTTTATTAATTATTCTTTATAATTTTAATAGATGATTTATCATAAAATCTAAATGACATGTTGAATCTGTTAATGTTATGAACCCTTGATTACCTAAACTAGAAGCTGCATAAACCCTAACTAT